TTCAGTTCCTGCTAATGTAGTAAAAGAACCATCTTGTAATGCACTATTAAATTCAGCAGTTGTACCAGTTAAAGTACCTTCACCTAAATCTAATGTTAATGTATTACTAGCACTATCAATTGTTTTGTTTGTTAAAGTTTGTGAACCTGTAAGAGTAGCAACTGTTGCGTCTATGTTTAATGTTATTGAATTTCCAGAACCAACTGAATCTAATCCAGTACCACCAGCGATTGTTAATGTTTCACTATCTAAATCAATTGAAAGAGCACCACCAGAGTCACCTTGAAAATCTAAATCTTGTGCTGTAACCTGTGCGTCAACATATGCTTTGATTGATTGTTGAGTTGCTAAATGTGTAGCAGAATCGGAAGTTAAATCGTCTTCATCTTTGATTGCTGAACCACTAACGCCTGTGTTTAATACAGCACTTGTTAATGTTTTGTTTGTTAGTGTATCTGTTGTTGCAAGACCTACTAATGTGTCTGTTGCATTTGGTAAAGTAATTGTTCTATCAGCAGTTGGATCTGTAACTGTTAATGTTGTTTCATATGCGTCCGCTGTTGAACCTTCAAAAACTAAACTATATGCACCCATAGTTAGGTTTGCACCTAAACTAATAGTACCAGTATTGATTGTTGGACTTGTTAATGTTTTGTTTGTTAGTGTTTGAGAACCAGTTAATGTAGCAACTGTTGCGTCTATAGCTACTGAAATATTGTTGTCTGATACAGTTGTATCAATACCAGTACCACCAGCAATTGTTAATGTTTGACCTGTCGAAAATGTATCACTTGAACCACTATCAGCAGCAAGTGTAAATGAACTTGACGCTGGAGCTGCAAATGATAATTCACCTGATCCATCTGTTGTTAATACGTGACCATCTGATCCATCAGTTGCTGGTAATGTAAATGTAACGCTAGCCGCAACACTATTGGGAGATTTAAGTGCTATGAAATGGGCACCATTATTTGTGCCTTCGTTAAATTTAATTGTACCACCGACTGTAGCACTATTTCCAATAAACAATTCATCAATTGCTTTATTTGAATCTACTACTATACCCGAAGACGCTGTTAGCGTTCCGTGTGTGTGGTCTAAAAGTTGTGTAAAATATTTACCTGCAATTTCTATTGCAGAATTTGATGTAGATGCTGGATCACCTATGAATAATCTATACCCATTACCTCCAGCACCATTGTCTGTAGCCGAAGTATCGTAAACATACGCTAACTCCCCTTGCTCCAGTCCACTAGGTGCATTACCTGTCGTGGTTCTTTTTATTTTAATAATTGTCGCCATTTATATCTCCCTCTTTAATAGCTTTTATCTAAAATGTGCCACCGTTCAGTAATAATCTACCATTTTCAGTTAACAAATCATTTGTGCTCTTCCATTTTGAATTATTTGCATTATATTGTAATATAGAACCGTCACTTAATACTGATAGGTCTATGTCTGTCAACGAACTTAAACTTTTTGATAAGGATGTTGCAGACGGTACCGTAACAGAAACAGCATTTGGTCCTGATGTAGTCGTATTAATTGTTGCGGTTATAGCCATATTTACCTTAATTTTGTTATACTATATTTATATATTTATAATTACAAGGTAATATAAAAAGGCTTACTAACTACACTTTTGCCGTTTCTTTATCGCTAGTATCTTTCGGCGCCTCAATCTTATTTTTTGGCGGAAGATTTAATTCTACTGCAATTATGTCATCATAATGCTTTTGTAGAATATTTACTTTTTCTAACTCTAAAGATAGTTTGACTCTTGTAGCTTGCAAATCTTGTCTGATAATAATAGAGTTTATACATCTTACTGACAGATCACTTCTTTTATAATCTTTTCCATCAATATTAAATGTTTGCTCTTGGTTACCAGTTGCTTCAGTTTTTTTTGAGTTCAATTCACTACTCATTTTGTTTTCTCCTTATTTAACTTCATTTAGTTATACATTCGGTTTTACAGTTATAAGACCTTCAATAACTCTTGTAACTGTTCCGCCACTTGCCGTAATATCACAATCATAAACGTACCTTGCAGGTGCGTCTAAAGCTGTAGTTTGTGCAGCTGTTAAAGATAGATTTACAACTCCTGTAGTTCTATCAGTATTAAACTCCACAGTTAAGGCCTGTCTAGTATTCGTAGAAGTAAATCCTTTTGCCATATTTGCTGTCGCAGTATAACCAGTTAAATCAAACGGAGTTCCATCTGATCCTTTAACCGTTATTCCCGAGCTAAATGACGTTCCTTGTTCTATTACTAAATTTGCAGTAGCGGCCATAATACTATTTATACATACTATACTGACTTAGGAGTATTTATACCGTGCTTAAATGGTCATAAATAATAGCACAAAGTATTGACTTAAATTAAGGATGTGATATAATAAAGATAGGTTAAATTAAATGAAAATAGTGAATATAGTATGTACTGCCAAGCCTGGAGATGGGCTATTACATTATAGTTATGAACATTGTTGTTTTCTTAATTCTATAGGTATAAAAAGTCAACTAATTATTATTACAAATCACAAATATACAGATCAGGATTATATTGATGCTATAAATGATTCTTATATAAAGTTTGAAAATATTATATTTAATGATTATACACCATCAGCAGATGAGATAACTTTAATTATGGGTAGAAGTATGTTAAGTCTAGCATATAGGAGTATTAAAGATTACGATAAAGATACACAATTAACTTTACATTTATTATTCGGCGGTCATTTAATATCTGTTTATTCAGAAAATCACCCAAGAGATTATCCATTAGCATTAGAATTTTTTAAACCTAAAAAAGTTTATGACTTATGCGATTATGAAGTCTATCCAAATGGTGTTGGTAAACATTTTGAAAAAATAATAAACTTTAGTATCTACAAACTTCCAAAACCAGATATTCAATTTAAACATTTATTTTTAGGAACAAACGAAATATACTATAAAGAAGTTGAAGATGTAATAAGTCATAATTATATGTTGTATCAATCACACGGCATTATTACTTACAAGGATAAATTTATTAATCCTGATTACAACAATGTCTTTGTACCTATAAAAAATTTGTTAGGTTTATTTGAAACATATGTCTATACAAAACCTAACTTTGATCCTGCACCAAGAATAATGCAAGAATGTAAATACTTTGGTAAGAAATTTATATATTTAAGAGATCATAATATAAAGGACGGTGGACCTGTTTACTATAAAAGGCCTGCTACCTGTCTTACTGATCCTGTTAATAAACCAAATGTAGAAGTAATTATAAAGGCAATAAATGACATACTTTAAAACAAGGTTCAGTAGTTTATGAAAGCTTTATTCCCAAATTGGGGAATTATGAAAGAGGAAAAACGGCGCCAGTTGCGGAAAATAATGGTAGAATGGAAAACACAAAAAGATTGGGAAGTTGAAGAAGCAGACTGGAACGATACTGAAAAAGGTAGAGAATATAAAAACTTTTGGTTTTATAAACGCCCAAAAGGTATTAATATAGATATAACACACAGGTGTCCGCTTGAGTGTCCTAGCTGTCAAAGACAAACTGAATTTTTAAATCACGGAAAAAAAGTTCACGGTTATGATTTAGATTTATCAGATATTGAAAAATTAGCTAAATATTATCACCAGTTTAATTTCTGTGGCCAACTTTCTGATCCTGTACATCATCCTAAATTTATAGAAATGTTAAAAATTTTACGTAGGTATGATTGTACAACCAGCATACATAATGCCTCTACATTTAAATCTATGAAATGGTACATAGAAGCATTTAAAGCTTATCCAGAAAACGCTAAATGGATTTTTGCAATTGATGGTTTACCAGAAGAAAGTCATAAGCATAGAATAAATCAGGACGGTCCAAAGATGTTTCAAATATTATTAGAAGCTAAAAAACATTTACATATTATACCTTCTTGGCAATTTATAATCTTCAGTTACAATGAACATAATGTAGAGAAAGCTAAACAAATGGCATTTGATAATGGATTAGGATTTATAGAAGTACAATCATCAAGGTGGTTAAGTAAAGACGATCCTTTAATGCCAAAATCACAAAAATATAGATTAGATACAAAAAGATGAGAAAAAATAATCCTAAGGCAGGTGTAACATCAAACTATCTAATTCCTAAAGGACCAATAAAATTAATGCCTAGATGTATGTTTAAGAATTGGGTAAAATCTCAACAAGCAGCTGTAAGTAATAGAGGACATTTAATACCGTGTTGTTGGTTAGATAACGCCAAAACCATAAATCACCCTATAATGAAAGAGTTATTAAAAGTAAGTAAAATAAATGAAGTAGAAGATATAGAACAGATAGTATTTTCAAAAGAATGGCAAGAATTTGAAAAAAATTTAAGGGAACGAAATATGGATAAAATATTACCTTGTTGTAAACATCATTGCAGATTAAGAGAAGATAAAGATAAATTAAAAATAGAAACTCATTATGGTAAAACTGGTGGGGTAGAAGCTAAAAATATAATAGGATAGATAATTTTATATTATGGATAA